ATTTTGACTAAATCTCTTAACAACAGTAACTGTACCAAATAAAATTCTAGTAATATACTTTCCTCCACCATTAGCGTATAGATCATCTGGAGACTGTAGCTCCAGATCATATTTAGCCGTATTGAAGGTAAATCCATTCGTAGTTGAAGCAGGGATCAGCAGTGTAAGTTTTCCATTTAAATCATCTATTGTAAATTTATATACACTGTAGTCTGTGTTTTCAGAATGGAAAGCCTGTGTGGCATTCAAATTAGTTTTCCAAACAAGTCTAGCGCACCAGTTTGTTAAATTGATGGGGGATCCATTCTGGTCTTTGTATATCCAGGATATTTTAAATGATGTTCCTTGTTCGATAGCAAAGTCATATTTGCCTGCTGCCATTAGTTTATGCCCTTAAGGATATTCTAATCTATTAAAATAAGTAGAGTGTAAGTTATTATACACCTAAGTCTTCAGTAACGACACATCTGTATGTCTATAGTTTGATTAGATGTTTACGATTATCAATAGTGATAAAATAAAAAGAGCCACCGGTTAAGGCAGCTCTTCTTATTTTTAATAATAGTCTTAAGACTGTTCTAGTATTATAGAGAACCTAGTAATACACGACGATTGTCTAGGACGGCAAACCCTTGCTCAGCCCAACCGTAGAAACCAGCTCTCTTCTGACGATGTAGTGTATCGTCTTCGTAGATCTGTACTTCTTCACGAATTGGCATAATGAAACTGTCTCTCTTACGGAGATCTAGTCCAACAACTAGTTCGCTATCTCCAGCAGGAACACTTCCACTGAGGGTGTTGTTGAAGAACAACTGATATTCTTGACCTTCGCCAAGTTCATCAAGATCGTGTAGATTGATACCGAAGACTCTGTTTACAGAACCATCGTTGGCTGTGTAAATTTCTCTACGGGTAACTTCGTCTACCTGATCTACGCCCCAATTGCGGATGTCTTCCATTGCTTCTGGAGAAACATAAAGGTCGGTAAGAAGACCTCTATTGTTAGAAGCTGAATTACCACCGCCATTACGACGCATAACAGTCTTCATGAGACTAACTAGTCTCTTTGTGAATTGACCAGCAGCAGCATCGCTATCATAAACGACGATGTTACGATCAACACCAGCAGCTAGAAGAGTGTGCCAGCCGTCATCATTCATTTTCTTAACAAAAGAAGCTTCGAGCACTTCCATAGCACGACCAACAACGTCCCAACGAGCATCTCTGGCATACTTAAGAAGATAATCGATACTAGCACCGATATCGAAAGTAGGAACCATGACATAATCGCCTTCGACATGTCTTTCTGGGATATATCCGTGATTTGGTACTGTATAGGCAACGAAGTCCTTTTCTGTACCAGGAGCTAGAAAGTCTAGTGGGAACTCTGGAGTTGCACTTTGAGCTAAACGGATTGGCTCAAAAATACCATCAAGAATATTACCACTTAAAACACCTTGACGAAGAGGCTGCTCTAGAGCTTTAGCAAACTCTGCATTAGCTGCCAAAGAAGTCTCTCTGTGTTGCGAACCAGATCTAACTAGTAGATCTGTAAGTTCTGGTGTTGGTTTAAAAGATGTTTGATTTACTGACATGTTTAATTCTCCCTTTGTTTATTAGGCAATGTTTACTGCTACTTTTGCATAACCGTCTGCGTCTTTTGCGCTCAAGAATCTACCGATTCTATAAGCTTCATCTTCGGTACCAGCGTCTGTTGGAGGCGTAGCGGAAAAATTTCCGTTTGCTCCAACGTATGCGGGAGCGCCAGCAGCAGGTGTTCCGGTAACTAGATTAGTGGTAACTTGACCCACTTGTAACAAAGATACCTTACCACCTACTTGTACTTCGTCTTTGTGCCAATTAATGTGTTGTCTAGTTAGATCTAGATTAACAACATCATTAAGAAGAACGCCGACTGGTTTGCAACCACTAGCAGCAGAAGCATAGGCAACAACAGCAGTGCTACTGTCCATTGCAACACCACTACCACCAGTTACAATAGAGGCGACGCCACCTCTTGCAGCAACTGTATTCATGAAAAATGAAACATCTGTTTGAAGTTCAATACGATCTGGTTTAAGAGCCATGTTTTTCTCCCTTTATTTTGAGTTTTTACTTAATCTAGCGCTAACAAATTCTACTAGTTCTGCACGGATAGTATCGGTTTGAGATTCTGTGTCATCCCCACCTACACTAAGAGCCACAACTTCTTCAGCCTCAACATCTTCTAGTGCAGAAACTGACTCTTCAGCAGCCATCTTTTTAGTTGGCTTCATAACTGCTTCTTCTTCTTTTTTACTCTTTGGATCTTCATTCTTCTTGATTTTTTCTAACCAAGGAGGCATCTTTCCAGCAAAAAGTGAAGTCATACTATCAAAAGTCTCATCTGCTAGTGATTCAAATTTTTCAACCATAGTAGAAGCAATTTCGGTATCAATACCTTGCTCTATTAAAGAAGCTTGGCGATTCATTTTCTTTTCTTTCTTAGCCATCTCTTCTTCTTTCATTTTCATAGCTGAAATAATTTCATAAGCAGCATCTAATTCGCTTTTTGCTTTCTTAGCATCTTCTTCCATGGCTGCTTTTTCATCGTTCATTTTTTTTGCTAATGATTCGAGCTCTGTTTCAAAAGAAGCTTTCATTTTTTTCATTTCTTCTTCTGTCTCTTCTTTTGCTGACTTAACCTTTGTAAGCTCTTCGTCTTTAACTTTAACGGCAGCCTCTAATGCATGATTAGTATCCTTAAGCTCTGAAGCTAAGCTATAAGCAGCTTTAACAGTATCTGAGCAGTTAGATGACACCGTGTCAATCTTTGCACCTAGCTCGGCCACTTGTTTTTCTAAATTTTCGGTCATAATTATATTCTCCGCGTTTGAGGTAGACTTATTTAGTATTACACCTGATTCTGATAAATCATCATTTTTTTTATCTGTTAAATTTACAATAGAGTCCTTAGTAAAAATAATACTATCTGGATTAGCTGGCTTATCGACAAACCCTTTACCACTAAAAGTAATATTTCTTAGCACTCTTCCAATTCTATATTCCTGGTGAATTCCATCTCCACCATATGCTCTTAAATATTTTGTTAAATATGCAGTACTATTATTTCGAGCTAAAATAGTATATGCATTTGTTTTTTGATTAATTAATCCATAATCAAATCCTGTAAAATAACATTCCATACTAACGTATTTACTATTATTTTCTATTTCTGAAATTAGTTTTTCAGCTCTTTCTTTTAGCGATGGATCCGTGAATGCCCTATAGATAACAGAGCCAGTAAGAATATGGAATTTGTCTGGTAAATCACTAGGGTTAATATCATCAGAAATAGGCATTCCCATATCATCTATTGGCCAGTTTGATGTTATGTGTCCGATGATAAGGTTTTCGTCATGCTCTAAATTAGTTGGTTTATCCTCAGGGGTGCTACGAGCATTCCATACTTCAGCTTTGTCAAAAATATCGTCATTTTTATTCCATGATGAACTAACTAAAATAGATTGAACATAATATAAATCAGCATCATTAAAAGAAGCTAAAGATTTTAGGTCATAGGAAATAGAAGAATCTTTGCGATTTACTGGACTAGCAACCGAAGCATAAGCTATACTTGAAGAAGCAGATATAGCTTCAGATAAACCGTCTGTTATTTCTGTATTGTAAATAATCATTTTATGCCTTTGTGTTTATAAAGCTATAAAAAGAAGACTTAGCCTGTTTTTGGTCATCAACAGTTAAATCTCTGGCCAAAGTGGAAGACAACTCCCTTAACCATACACTATATTCGTTTATAATTTCATGATTAAGTATTGGAATACTATCTAATATACTTTCTTTAGATATTGTGCAGAAAGGTTTGAGGTTGAAAAAAATACCTGTTTTAAGATTTTCGAGCTCTTTATGCTGTTCATTAGATAAGCTTCTAAGATTTTTTTTCTGGAAGAATTCTAGCATTATGGGATTAATAATGTCATTAATTTTATCTTGTGACTGAGAAGACCATAGAAGTAATTTTGCTCCTGTTTGAGGAGAGAACGTTTTGGTTTTCCTCTTATTGCTGTCCTTAGATGTTTTGGGGCGACCTTGTTGTGGTTCTCCAGGCAAAGATTCTGGCGAATCTTTGACCAACTGTGTTGGTGGTTTGAAAGCTTGTCTTAATTCTAGAGAGTTTTTCTCACCTTTTTTCTTTGGGTCTAATTGTAAACCAACTTCACTTGGAGTTACAACGCCACTTTGTAGGGCTATCTTCTTAAGAGAATTTTCTGGTTGTGGATCATGCCATGGTCCTGCTTTTTTAACCATTCTTTCATTTTTCCTATCTCTTTTTTCTCTATTTAATCTTGTCTTTTCCATATCAGGATCCAATCCAAATCTACTTTGAAGCAATTCATCACTAATTAAGTTTCTATCTGAAAGTTGTATTAGTAGTGCTTTTTCAGCGTCTTCGTTACTTAAGTCCATTCTATCAAATTCTACCTTTGCAGGGTATTTGAAACCCATAGCTTTTTGTATAAGAGATATTTCTTTATCCCAAAATTCTGTTAAAAGATCTCTGCCATACTGAAGTCTTTGAGTTAAAGTTTTCAAACTAATAAAGTTATTTGTAGTTCCAGCAGCGCCAAACGTACCTGTTAATGTTGGTGGAATACCAAGACCAGCATAGACACTGTTAAGATGTGGAGTATATTTACCTTCTCCTAAAAACTGATGAACACTAGTTTTGGATTCTATGAGTTCTATATCTGGCCCCCACACCAAATCCATTGTTCCTCCACCAACGTTATTTCCTAGAATATTTGCTAACTTTGCTGCTGCTGCTTTAGTTGGAGCTATCTTATGCTCTAAGCTACCTAATTTGAAAATACGAATATTAGAAATAGCTCCGTCTAACGCTGCCATGTCGGCCAGCTTCAATTTCTCTATTACTGTAATATCATCCATAATGGAATAAACCATAGGATATGCCCAACTTTGCCAATCATCTTTCTTGTAATGAAATACAAGTGTTTTATTAGAATCCAAAGGAAAAGGTCTTTTGGTTTTTGCTGCTTCTAAAATTTGAGATGGAAGATTATTTACTATTTCTTGTTCTTGAGGAGTTTTAGGACTATTAATAGTTCTTCTTAAATGAGATGGTAAAACTAATTCGTATGTTCTATGTTGCGTAAACGAAGATAAAGCTCCGGCTGATACTTCAACATAAAAAGGGTCTATGAAAGTATACTTCCATGGAATTTCTCTTTTTTCTAGCTTAATATCGTCTATATCATTTATTTGTAGATCTGGAGAAGCTACTGCTTTATACAAACTATCTGCAACTTTTAAACTTAGCTTTCCGGTTTGTCTATTAATTACAACATTCCCTGTCTTGTAGAGATTATTTAGAAATCTTTCGCTTCTCTCTTTACCCTTGACTTTTTTAAACCAAGTTCTATAAAATCTTTCAATTCTTTTATTTTTATGAACTAAGCTAATTCCTTGTGATCCAAAATCACCCATTAAATCGATTACATTTTTAACTAAACCAACTCTTTGGTAAATGTCCTCTGCTCTTCGGATGATACCTTTTGTATGCTTGGGAACAGCTTCGTCTGGTCTAAAAAAATCGTAATCAGACCGAGTTAATCCTGGTCGCCCTCCGGTGTTACCATCCAAGTTAGAATAATTTAGCCCATATCTGCGCATAGCACTGGAATGCTCTATTAAAGTATACTCAGACATAGATTCTGAAGACTTATTAAGAGCCTCCTGTTTACTTGCTAAATCGTCTCCCCATGTAACATAAGCATCTTCACCAATAATAGCAGAATCTTCAATAGACTGACTCTTCGGATATCTTTTATTAGCCATTTTTTATCTCTGTTTTTGACTTAATTGTATTGTAATTGAAAGACGATTCTATTACCTGATAATACACTTATTTATCTATAAACACCGTTATAAATGTCGTCATTGGCTCCAGACACAAACCACTGAGGACCTTTATACATTTCTCCCTCTTGTTGGGTAATTATTTCTTGTCTATTACCCCCGATAATATCATAGTCTGGCTTAACAAGATAGGTTTTTAATTGTCTAGCTATCATATTGGCTATAACTAGAGCACTATATCTATCTTTTCTGAGTCTACCTTTTTTGCCATTCTGTAATTTAACTTCAGGAGTATCCCAGCGATCTCTTCCTCCAGAACCAGTACTAGTTTGTGTCATTACGATTGTTGTGAGTTCATTTTTAAGTTCTTCTATCTCTAGAATGCATTCGCTTAAATTATCATAAAGAGGAGTTAGATCCGATCCAAGAATATCTTTTCCTTCTTTATCTAAAGCTAGCCCTAGTGTTAATTGATCAAATCTTGGAAATAGCAATGTTTTATCTTCTAGATCTTTGCGTAATCCATGATTGGCTTGGCTTGTCCAATCTGCTTTAGCGAACTGCACTAGTTCTAATATGTGTTGTCCTGCTTGATCATCTGTATCTTTAGGTTTTTCATCATCAATAATTGGCCAAATTAAAGTTTCTCCTTCTTCTAACTTACTTGGATCATGAAAAGATTCTTCTATTGCTACTCCACCGCCCTGAGCATCTAATCCTATTTTGATAGGAGGAAATGTTTTCATTAAATTTCGTATTTTCCTTGTGCAAAATCCATAGAAATCGTGATCACTTATTATTCCTGTTTTTTGTCTTTCTTTAAAATTTGATCTATTAGTAGTCCAACAATATACTATTCGAGAATGATCTTTATGTAATTCTAGTATAATAATACTAAAATTATCTCTTTCTGACGCTGGGTCAATACCATAAACATACTGACAATTTGGATTTCCTATGGTCGTTACATCAAAAAGAATTTCTTTATTATTGATAACAATCGGAGGATTAGCTCCTGTTACACATCCTTCGATAAGACTTCGTCTGAAAAATCCTTGGCTGTCAGAAGTAAAACACGCGGCATATTCCATGTTATAGATACCGGTGTGTACAGTAGCTCGTGCTCTTGCTACTTGTTTATCATCCATGAATCCTTTAGGAATTAATTCATATGGAATACGGATAATACTATAGTCTTTCCAATTAAAATTATCTGGAACTTCTCCATTAAATAGTTCTGCTAGTTTTCTATTGTCTCCACCACTTTCTATAATAGACTTATATCTTCTCCAGTAACTAGCAAAATGTTTAAAAGCGTAGTCAGCAGTTCCTGAAATAATAGCTTGATTACCCATTTTATAATTTAGCTGCTCAAGTTCACTATTCCAAATACCAGCTTCTATCATAGCTTTCTTTTTGGCTTGTTCTTTTACATTCTGAATTGGACTAGCGCTAACAGCAGCGAATCCTGCGACAACCGTTTCGTAAATATCAGGAGATATTGAAGCAAATTCGTCAGCTATAATAATATGTGCTCTTAATCCTCTAATCTTACTACCATCGCCCATGGGAACAGCAATAGTCCAACTATCACCTAGACGGATTGTACATCTATCAACATCTCTACGAGGACCATCATCATTGCCATTAAAGATACTTCTTAAAATAGGACTACTGCGCCATATAGTTTCCATATATTCAAAAATAATTTTACTCTGTCTAAAAGCTGCACCAACAATAACTATTTTGGTTCCAGGATAAAAAACACATCGCAAAACAGAATAAAGAGCTAAAAGAAATGATTTACCCCAACCACGACTAGCAATATACATTGGAAAAGGCCTATGCCAAAATTCTTGTAAAATAACAACTTGCATAGGATGTAACTCTATATTAAATAGTAGTTTACAAGTTGAGCCTAGGTATTTTGGATCTCTGAGTAAACGAATAAGATGAAGGTCCGGATTTTCTATCTCATTCTCTGTTCTATGAATCATAGAATTTTGAAGAATCTTAATACTGGATAAGTCTCCTAGACCTAACCAAGCATCTTCAAATATTTGTTTTTGGCTGTCCGTGATACTCATATATTTTCCTCATTATGCTTATAGCCATTTTTTCAGCGTTACTAGGATCTCCGCAAAAAACTGTTTTTATGTTGTATAGTATTTGAAGCTCTATTAAATGTTTTAAAATGAATTTAGGAGAAATTTTTAGTTTATCCCACATTTTCTTTGGAACATTAGAGCCAACTGGGTATTGTAAAACATCATCTAAACTAAATTCTAGTAATAAAAAACTATGAGGAATTTTAGACATTCTGTCAACAACATCTTTGAATCGTTTTTCAGTAATATTGTTAGCAAACTCACTAACACTTCCTTTTCTTTCTATGCAAAATAAATGCTCTAATCCTTTGAGGCTGTAGTCTCCAGTATCTAATTTAGAAACGCTTTTCTCCATATGTTCGAAAATCCATGGATGCTGCTCTCTAGTGTCGATAATAATATGGAAATTACTAAAGTCTATCATTGGCTAAAATTCTTAAAAAAGTTGATGAATATATTTCTTCCATGCCTTTAATAAGATCATGATGATATTTGCATAATGTAATTCCATTATTTATATCAAATCGTAGACCAGGAAATTCGGCCCAATTTTTAATATGATGAGCATTAAGCTTTCGTTTAAGATTACAATTTGGCCATCTGCACTTGAAGCTATCTCTTTTATAAACAGAGTCCCTCCAGCTTTTGTATTTAGGATCTTTGAAATTTCTAAACATATAATGTCTTTTCTTGTGTAAGACTATATCCTAGTTACGGATTGGATTAATAGAAAACTATTTGAATCAGTTCCTTTGCGTAATTGGATGATGTAATTTACGGACATATTGGAATTATAGTCCTATTTTTAGGAATGTTGTTGTATAATAATAGCTAATACACCCATGAGCAAGATAGTATGAGTGGTTATATTGATCTATTTAATTATTAAGAGCCTTATTTGCAATTACTACTTGATAAGCCCGACATTATGAGCTGACCTTGACAATAGTAGTGTACTGCGCCCTAGCTTCTTATTTGCCTCATTGTCTATTATTTATAAAATTTAGTTTTATATGTTTCCTCTTATTAATTTGTCTTTATTACGATCATAGTTATATCTTCTCCGTTACCGGGATTAAACCATCCACTTACTGGGGGAGCACTAGGAGCGATAAGAGTATAATAAGATGGAGCACTTGAAAAGCAGTCCCTAGTTCCACCCTCACAAGGAAGCCAACTAGTTATATTCCATTCA